TGACGTTAAAATCCAGTCCACATCTTAAAATTTCATTCTTATAACTTGGCAGTTGATTGCATACATGAATATTTCTGTCGAAGCGATCATATACAGCAGACATTGTGAGATTTACAAATTCACCTAGGAGATACGCCTTTATTAATTGATCTGGATAATTAGCTTTTAATGATTCAATGAATCCTTCTGGAAGATATTTATTATCTTCTGTTCTTGCTTGAATCAAATTAGTATCAGGTTTCGGATCTTTTTTAAATGTTTCAAACGCCCAACCATGACCTTCTGGAGTTGTTGTTGCATAAAACTGCTGAACATTGCCTGATCTAAGTCTTGCGAGTGCCATGTTCATTGCACTCTCTGCATCTCGTTTTGGGATAGTATCTGCCTCATCAAATCCAACTGCACATAAATTTTGGCCTCGCAAGCGTTGATATGTAAGCATAGTTCTAAGCAAAATCGTATGTGTGCCTTCTTCAAATTCCAAAGTAAATGAGGGTAATGGAGATGCTCTATAAGAAAAAGGTATCTGCCACTGGTCAAACAGTTCATTACAAGTTCGCACAAGTATGTCAATCAACATGGCATGAGTTGGCTCAAAAAGTGCTGAAACATGACCAATATTCATCGCTGCAATTATTGTTGCTTTTGCCACTAATCCAACTGTCTTACCAGCACCAAAACCACAAACCAATGCAAGTTTGCGGTGCTGCATATCATTGCAAAATTTTTCTTGATGAGGAAGTAGATCCTCATAAATTCTATCAATTGCTTGTTGTGCAGTAGGAAGATTATATGCACCAGCTTGATATAAAACTTTTCCAGGTTTTACTGTATCTAAAATGCTCACGAAATGATCTGTGCAAGTTTAGCTGCTGTATTGATCGCACCGAGAGCAATATGTAAATGCCCTTTCTCTCTTGCTTCCATTTGTAGGGTTGCAGCTTGCGATAAAAGATTTGCAACCATTTCTGGCCTTTCCAAGTCCCAATCAGCTTTCATTTCGGCTCTTACAATTTCAAGATACTTGTCTACTGATTTATAACCTACCCCCCATTTTTTAGAGGCATATTCTATGCAGTCTGATCTACGACCACCTTTAGCAATGATTTTGCCAAGTTCTCGTGACCTGATGAGTGTTTCTATTTTTGTACCTTTTTTAGCCATTACTAAGATGTTACACGCAAATAAGAAAATATGAATACTTGTATTATTTTAGACTCATTTGAGACTAGATGGTGTTCCTACGTTCCAACCTGTGCCGACTAAGAGTAAAAAGTTACCTGTTCCTATATTTACCCTATTCCCTATATATATAATAATAATAATAATAATAATATAATAGGTAGGTACATAGGTACAGGATAGAACAATATAGGTGCTGGTAGGGGGTTTCAGTGTTCCTACCTTTCAGATGAGGTAGGTACAGATTTAATCCAAGTCCATTTAAGTTGACCATCTACCCTTTTTCGTTTTTTTTCATACCCAAGGGATTTAAGAATAGATGAGACAGTCATCACATCTGATTTTGTTTGTTTATCGGTAGATTTCTCTACAGCTTCAGTTAATAAAAGTTCACAGGTTATGGTTTTTGAATAGTTTGTAGGATCTGTAAGCCATGAGTGTATGGGATGTGTCCAGGGCGATTCGACAAGGTAAGCAAGATTTTCTAAGGCGATTAAGTTTTCCTGTGTATGTGTAAGATAATGCGGTTCTTTATTTCTATATGACTTTATCGCTGCGGCCCAGATACTATCTCTCTCCATTTCAAGTCCATTTGTATTAATCATGCTTGAAGCGGTTGCTTCAACAGGGATTACATGGAAACGCCTACTGCCTGTGTCATCAACTAAAAAATTATCTTTATTGGTAGAACCAACGATAATACATTTTCTGGGGAACTCTTCTACGGATCTGCCGTATGGAACACGCATATGATCTGTAGCTCTTGATAAAAAAGATTTAACTGTACCTGCGTGTTTTTTGGAGGTAATTTGATCTATCTCGGACCATTCGCAGAGCCAACTACGGTGAAGGCAAAGTATATCATCTTTATTGGAAAGATCACCGAGAGAATCTGAGAAAAAAGCACCACCTAATATTTTCCAGAATGTAGATTTACCACAACCTTGATGACCCATAAGAACAGTGGCCGTATCATGTTTAGCACCTGGTTCAAATATCCTTCTTACTGCACCGATTAGGGTGGCTTTCATCATGTGGTCATAAATTGTCGGCTCTTGGTATTGAGCATCTGAAGGTCGTAGGTATGTCGTTGCAAGTCTGTCTATGTAAGCAGGTTCTACAGTTTTTTCTACGACTTCCAGATAATCACGAACAGGATCAAATTCATTTTCATGGGAAACTTTTAGTAGGCAATCTATTGCCATTTCTTTGGAGCATTTATAATTTTGCTCTGATAGCGACAGGTAAAACAGTTCAGTATTTTTAAGGGGCTTTTCATTCTGCTCAATGTTGTGAGTAAAAGTGTTATATCTTATTTTGTTTGGCATATTACGCAGCAGATGTATAAGTTCCTGTGCATTTATGGGTTCTAATTTTTTTGGTATAACTTTTGTTGTTTCTTCTGATTTGTAATGTATGGAGGGGTTAATTTGTTTTGGTGGTGGAGTCCAGCCATCTTCCTGTGCGTACTTGACGAGAGTGCCTAAAGAAACTCCTGACCTTTTACCAAACGATTGCCATTTTTTAAAACATTCACCAGATTTATAATTTGATGCTTTTGCTGAAATGGTATCCCATTCTGTTAAAAGGCGATCATCTCCGACACTATGAAGGCTCATACCAATTTGAACCCAAGTATCATAATCATCTAAACGTGATGGATTTATTGATTGAAGTAAAGAAAGACATCTATCATAATCTGAATTAAAAACCTCTGGTTGTTTAACCTCAGTTTCCATCATGCGTTCTAATAATATTGCTGGTGCTTCTGCTATGGGTATGTCATCAGGTGATCTATCTTTTACCCATTTGTAACCAGAAGTTTTTGGATGTTCACCTGCTACAACAGATTGACAACCATTCCATCTAAGTTCTAATTGTTCTACAGAACCCTCCTCATCTTTTACACCTGTTCTAAATTTTTTAGTTTTTATCTTTGACCAAAGTTCTTTTGGCGCTTGATATATAAGTTGAAACCGCCCAACCCTACCAGAAGTGACAGTCCATGTAAGAGGTAGTGTTGATATTGATAAACCCCATTCGAGCAGAATATTTGAAGCAGATTCACCATCATGATCTACAAATAAAAGGCCACCTGACAACTCACCTGCAAGAACACCAACAGCCTTTGCTTTCTTTGATATAAGTTCTTTAAGTATTTCTGATCTTTTAAGGGGATTCTTTTGCCAATCTTTTTGATAAGGCTGTTTGTTACCATTGACTGCAACATAACGCCAGCTTGAGGGCAAGCGTAATAATTCTTCTTTTGTATCCATTGTTATGCAGCCTGGTCCATCTTTTCGTTTACGATTAGTCTTATAAGACAGGATCTTGACTCAGAACCTTTATTATCATCTAGCCATTTTATCTGACCTTGCGAAAGCTGAATATTAATGGTCTTTAAGATTTGATCTTTTTCCATATGTAGGGTTGTTTATGTATGACTATAGGGTAAGATAACGCTAAATCTAGTATGGTCAATGGTTAAATTAAGAGATTATCAAATACAGGCAAGTCGCAAGCTGACCAAGTTATGTCAGGTAAATAAATGTGGATATTTAAGTGGCGAATGCAGAACAGGCAAAACAATGGTGGCACTGTCTGTTGTGAAGAATATGGCACTGGAGAAAGTCTTGATAATTACTAAGAAAAAAGCAATACCAAGTATTAAAAGTGATGTTAATAAAATGAATCTTGAGAGGGTAGTATCCACGACTAACTTTGAGCAGTTAAAAAACTTTAAGGGTACAAGTTGGAATATGATTATTTTAGACGAAGCCCATAGTGTTGGTGCATTTCCAAAACCATCGCAGAGATATAAAAATATTTTGAATATCAGATACAACAGTATTATTTTGATGAGTGGCACACCAAGCCCTGAAAGTTTTAGTCAGTTATATCATCAATGGTCTTTGACACCATTTTTATGGAGTCATTACCAGAATTTTTATAGGTGGGCTAGTGACTATGTGGAGGTAAAAGAAAAAAGAGTCGGTACTGGAATTGTTATTAAAGATTATTCAGATGCAAAGCAGACAAAAATTTTAGAAGATATAAAACCTTTTACAGTAAGAATGACTCAGAAGGAAGCTGGCTTTACTCAAGAAGTAGAGGAGGAAGTGCATATGGTGAAGATGTCAAGAAGAACCTATAGATTGGCGTTAAGGATTATAAAAAATGGTGTTATTGGTAAACCTGGAAGAAGATCAGTCGTGGCTGATACAGGAGCTAAAGTTATGAGCAAATTAAGGCAGATTTATAATGGTCATGTAATAACAGAGAATCATGGGGCTATAATATTTGATAAAAGTAAGGTCGAATATATTAGAGATAATTTCAGTGGAAGGATTGCCATTTTGTATTGTTTTATCGCTGAAGGTAAAATGTTAAGAGATTTTTTTGGATACAGGGCAACAGATGATCCAGATATATTTAATGCTGTAAGCGATTCTGTTTTTATCGGTCAGGTTAAGAGTTGTAGAGAAGGAGTTAATTTAAGCAGTGCGGATCATTTAATTTTTTATGGTATTGATTATTCTGCACTTAGTTATTTGCAGGGAAGAGAGAGAGCAAGTTTTCTTGGCAGAGATAGAAAGAATAAAATACATTATATTTTTGCAGAGAAGGGAATCGAGCCAAAGGTTTATGATGTTGTTAAATTAAAGGAAAGCTACACGATCAATCATTACTACCATGACCGAAGCTCAATATCAGAAGAAGCTGATAGACAAGCACGAGAAAGAAGGGTGGACAGTAATCAAGTTAATTATGTGCAACAAAGCTGGTTTACCTGATTTGATATGTATGAAACCAGATGAGGTCAAGTTTATTGAGGTTAAGGGGCCGAAGGGAAGACTTAGTGAAATTCAAAAGTACAGGATTGAAGAGTTAAAAGAAAAAGGATTTGATGTAAAAGTAATGAAACCTTGTTGACAGTTGTTGAAGGTAGATGTAATATAAAGGTAAATCAACCCCCGATTCAAAATGAAACCTGGACACTATTACAACCAAGCCGAGAAATCTTACCAAATCTTAAACAAATATCACACTAAAATGTTTGAGCTTGGAGGAGAAGAATCCGAGCATTGGTGCGATGAATTGAATCACCAAGAAAGAGTTTTAAATCAATCTCTTAACTGGGGTAAAGATGATGAACTCTTTACTGAAGCTGCCGAGTTTGATACAAGACTCTCAAGAGTTGACGATCACATAAAAGAATATCTATCTGACATTAGATATTTAAAAGGTCGTATTAAAGAACTTAAAGCAACTAAAGAAAGAGTACAGAAAGAGAAACAAGATTATCTTGTAGAAAATAATATGGACTATAAGACCATTGATGAAAGACTAGCTACTAAGTACCCAGAGTTTATAGCAGTGGAGGCTAAGTAAATGACACCAACTTTTGAAATTTTCCAGATTGAACTTACAAGCAATCAAAGAGACATTCATGATTTGTATAAAAATGATAGGAATAGGGAAAATCAACAAGTTGCAACCGCAGCATTGTGGAAAGCTATCAATGAAGAAGTTGATGGCAAAAAACTTGTAAAATCAAAGCTATGGAAAGCAAAAGACCATGATGCCTTGTTAGATAAGATTATGAAAAAAACTAATTGTAACATTGATGAAATAAATTTCCATGAATTTAGAGAGGACAATACATACAATGAACTTCTTAAAGATCCATTTTATGATTTTCACGAAAAAAGAATCAGAGAAGATATAGAAAGAGAAGGTGATCTTGACAAACTATATGAAGGACTTGAATGAAAAAACTTAAATTACTTGATACTTTCAGTGGTATAGGAGGATTCTCTTATGCTGCTGAAAAACTTGTTGGCGGTTTTGAAACTACACAATTCATTGAAATTGATCCATACTGTCAAAAAGTATTGAACAAACATTGGCCAAACGTACCTATTCACGATGACATCACAACATTCACAGCAGAGCCTTTTCAATTTGACGCAGTATGCGGGGGCTTCCCATGTACCGACATCAGTACGGCAGGGAAAAGGCTTGGCATTACTAAAGAAACAAGATCAGGATTGTTCTATGAACTCATGCGAGTCATACGCATGGTACGACCCAGATACATCATCTTGGAAAACGTGGCAGCGATCCTTAATAACGGATTGGACATTGTACTCGGAGAGCTTTCCGAGGCAGGGTATAATGCAGAATGGTCAACTTTTCGAGCAAGCGATACTGTGCAAGCCTGTCACCACCGAGACAGATGGTTCTTGGTTGCCTACCCCCAGGGCATCGGAATGGAAGGGAGTCGGTCAAGTAGGGAGCAAGTCAAGTTTGAAATGGAAAAAACAGGGCTATCTAAGTGGGGTTATCAACGAAGATTGCTCTCCCCAAACTGGCGAAGCTACACATCTGAACCCTGCCTTCGTAGAGGAGATGATGGGCTTCGAGGTCGGGTGGACAGACTTAAGGCTTTAGGAAATGCAGTAATTCCAGCCTGTGCTGCTATACCACTGCAAAGAGTGAAAGATATACATGAA